CTCCTGCTGCTGGTGGTGAAGTTGTTCCGGTTAATCCGATGCAGCAGCGTTTCAATCAGGCTTTCATTGATGACATTCCTGATGCAGAATACCGTGATGTTCCTGCACCTAAGGCTGTTGATGAACGTAAGAAGCTCACTGGTCCTAAAGAGACTGATGATCGAGACAACGTTAAGAAAGCTGATGGTAAGCCTATTCAAGCCGAAGATGCTACCGATGAGGCTGGTGTCAATCGTACATTGAATAAGGGTAAAGCTACTACCGCTAAGGAAAAGCTTAAGCCAAAGGTTCGTGTAAAGTGACTTTAATTACTCTTGCTGACGGTAGAAAGTTCGATACCGTTAAAAAGATGGCTATAGAAGACAATTCCTCCGATGCAGATGATGTGTCGGAGGAATTGCCTGTTCCTGCGCCTAAAGGTAATCCTCGATTAGAAGACTTGCCTGCACCGCCTAAAGTGATGAATGCTACGGTTGCAGTGATTGGTTATAAGCTACTTGGTCTGCCTGATCGAGATATTAGCTACGCTCTCGGTTGTTCGATTGAGCAGTTAAACGATATTCTAAATGGCGAGATTTATAAGACCACATACGAAAAGACTATCGAAGCGTTCATTAACGGACAGCAGCAATCAGCTAAAGATATTTTGGCTAACGGTGCATTGATGGCCGCTAAACAGGTTATTCAGATCGCAAAGAATAGCAAGAACGAAGCTAACCGACTTAAGGCTGCTGATAGCATTCTTAATAGGAATAACATCATCGGTGACGAAAGCAACTCGATGAGCGGTGGCCTGACAATCAAGATCATCCGGGACAGTAAGAGTGAAGACATTACCATCAGCATGTGAGGATGAGATGATTAAGTACATTATTCTTGCTGTGTTGCTTAGTGCTTGTGGCCGATACGATGATGGTGCAGGCGACCTATATAAAGTAGTCCGTTATCAGTACCAGAATAAGGATAAGTGAAATGGCTATCGTTCGTGATAAAGGTCGTGACACTGCTGTAATTGATAAGCGTCTAGGTGGTACATACGATCTACAGGCCGTTCAGTTTGTCGGTGCTATTCAGTCTATTACCATCGGTGCTGCATCGGTACAGAGCAATCCATTCAGCAATCGTTGTAGGGCTATTCGTCTTGCTCCTACTGGTAACATTCGTTATCTGATTGGAGCTAATCCTACTGCCGTTGCTACGAGTGTTTATCTTGCTGGCGGCGCTGTTGAAGTTCTGCCGGTAACTGGTGGACAGCGTATTGCTATCATTCAGGACGGTGCGGCCACTGGTACGGTTAGCATTCAGGAGGATATGTAATGATTACTGTTTCTGCTCCTCCCGCTCCTGCTATTGACATTCTTTCTCTTCTTAGTGATCCTGAGAAGTATAAGGACAGGGCACTTCAACTTAAGCAGCTTACGGACGCATACGATGCAGCTGCAACTAAGCTAAATTATCTTGAAACTAAGAAGCTTATTGCTGATACGGTTGATGGTGCTCAGACAGAGGCCACCCGTATTATCAATGAGGCTAACGAATATACCAAGAAAGCTAAGTTAAATATCGAGGCTGCTAAGGAAGCTGCGGACGCTGAGAATAAGAAGGCGCTTAAGACTATTGCCGAAAAGAACAGTGCTCTTACTCTCCGCGAGAACGCTATTACCACTAAAGAGCAGCAGCACAGAGCCCTTGTTAACGTGACCGAAGAGAAGGCTAGGGAAACGCAGGCTGTGTTAGATGAGAGGGCTAAAATCCTTGATGCTAAAGAAGCCGAAATCAAGGAAATCATTCAGTCCCTTGACAGCATCCGCAACCTGATTAAGCGATAAGGATTAAACTGATGCCTAACTATACGGTCACTGTTAACGGTACCTCTAACGCTGCGGCTAATACAGAAGACGGCTTCATTGAAATCCTAGCTGCTGCTGGTTCTGCTCTTCGTATTAAGCGTATCTCCATTTCTATGCAGACGCCGGCTTCTGATGCTCGTATCACTGCTAACATTCGACGTACTTCTACTGCTGGTGCTACTGGTACTGCATATACTCCGCTGCGTCGTGAACCTGCAATGCGTGCCTCTAGTGCTACTGCGGTAGTTAAAAACGGTGCTACGGCGCTTACTGTTGGTACTGTTACGGACTTCATCGGTGCTGTTAACGTCAACGGTCGTGCAACGTATGAGTGGATCCCCCGTAACTATATGGAAGAGATTATCATCGTCGCGGCGTCTCGCTTCTCGCTTGGTATTCAGTGCTCTGTTGCGTCTCAGATTATTACTGCATCGGTTGAGTACGAGGATTAATCTTGGCTATCATCAGTCCTACGACTTATGGTAATCCTACTGGCCTAGTGTCGGTACTAACTCCTTTTATTGTTCAACAGCGTAAGCAGATATGGTTTGACGATTTATCCCCTGACATCGGCGCTAGTATCATAATGCAAGACGGCGCTACATTAGGTGATACAATCGGAGATATGAAATATACTATCACGCAGTCTGTCAGCAGCTACGTTCAGGCTGTATTCTTACTTGATAACTTCTTGACTACTAGTACTACTGCTGCACCAGATAGCGATCGTAATATCTTCGTTATTGATATAGATAGCTTCGGTAATTTAGAGATGGGAGGAGAGTTTGAAGGTGTAATTAATAGGGCACGAGTAGAAACAGAAGATCCTTGGTCAATTGCTCGTTATGCTATCGCTGGTCAAACATTAGATTGTGATACATCTGCTCCTATCGCTGGCGTCACTGTTCGACAATTTAGATCGGTTGATAATGGGTACGTACAAACCGTGACGAGTAATGGTACTGGTGATTATAACATTCCAGTATACGATCAAGAAGATTATTTCTTAACTGCTCATGTTGTTAACTCACCTGCTGGAATAACGAGACGTGATCTAAAGGGCGTTTAGTTATGGTAAACATTTATCTATCTGAACGTACTGGCTTTAACATTCGACTATGTGATCCAACTATTCCATGTGTCGTAACTCCCCCTGCTGAGAATAATGTAGTTCGATACGCTGCGGTACTACTTGTTAATAAGTTAGGTAGACGAGCATAAAGGGTGATGCGTGCCTAAGACATACAACCTGCTAGAGAACTCAATTCATGATGCGTTCTTTAAGAGCAGAGCTAAGATACAATTCTTCGGTGGCGGCTATGGTAACGGTAAAACGTCTGCCATGGTCGTCAAAGCGTTGTTACAGGTAGCACACGATTATCCTGGCTGTAATATTCTTATGGCACGATCTACGTATCCGAAACTCAACGATACGATGCGTAGAACATTCTTAGAATTTTGTCCTCCTGAATGGATTAAGTCGTTCCCTCTTAGCAAAAACTCAGACAACACCTGTCAATTAGTTAACGGCACCACTATTAACTTCCGGTACATTGCACAGCGTAAGTCTACCGATGATGGAGGATCTACTTCTAACCTGCTGTCAGCTACCTATGATCTTATTGTAGTTGACCAGTTAGAAGACCCTGAGATTATTCACAAAGACTTCAAAGACCTTATGGGCCGTCTCCGTGGTAGTGCAGTCTATCGTGGCAATGATCCTACTATGCCGCGTATTGGTCCGCAGTGGATGTTCTTGTCTTGTAACCCTACACGCAATTGGGTTTATAAGGAGATCATCGAGCCGTATAAGAAGTACAAAGATTACGGCATCGTCACGGATAAGTTGTTGTGTTATCGTAAAGATGGAAAGCCGCAGCTAAACCCTGATGGCTCTATTCGTCTTATGATGGATTTGATCGAAGGCAGCACATACGAGAATGCACACAATCTAGGTGGTGACTTCATTCAAGGTCTGGAAAGTACTTACTCAGGCCAGATGAAAGATCGCTTCCTATTAGGACAATGGGCAGCGTATGAAGGTCTTGTCTATCCGCAATACAATTCACCTATCCATAAGATCGAACATCAGCGGCTTATGGTGTATCTACGCGATCTAATTATCCGTGGTGCAGTACCTAAGTGGCTTGCTGGTTATGACTTCGGTATGTCAGTGCCTTCATGCTTCTTACTAGCGTTCACTGATCCACAAGGTAATATCTTCGCGTTAGACGGCTTCTATAAACCAGAGGTCAGTATCGAGTATCAAGCACAGCAGATGAAAGACTTGTTGCATAGATACTCCGCTAAGGTTCCATGGATTTTAGCTGACCCTGATATTTTCCGCCGTAAAGCAGGTGATCACAAGACCGTCGGTAAATCTATCACCGATATGTTCTTCGATGCTGATAGATCACTGATGTTCACACGTGGTAACAATGACATTGCGAACGGTATTGTTAAGGTAAGTAGTTACTTAGAAGTTAGAGACTATCATCAGCATCCGATCACTAAGGAACTAGGTGCACCGTACTTCTATCACAGTGACAGGCTAGACTTCTTAGAAGATGAAATTACTTCCTACTATTGGGCAACTGATAGTAGCGGTGATAAAGATGATAAGCCTACCGACCGTAACGATCACGCAATGGATACTCTTAAATACTTGTTGTCATACGCACCTGAACCTGCTACACTGCTTGGCAATAGAGAGCCTACTACGCCTAGCTATATGACCGAGTGGCAAGAGATTGATCGTAGCGAAGCATACAACGCTCATAGACATTGAGGAACATCATGGCTAAGAAAGAAGATACTAAGGAGCTAGACCAGAAGCTCAATAAGTTAGTCAATGATGGTGAAGACGTTCCGCTTGAAGAAGTAGAGAACGAAGATGCACCGATGTACCGAATGATGGCAGAGGAGAAAATCCCTGTCTCTAAGAAGCTTGGTCCTCTTTGGAAGTCTCGTAAGCAGGCTGCGTATTCTAAGATCAAGACGAATGGTGAATTGAAGCGGTGGGACGAGGCTTTCCAGTATTACCGTAACGATCACCATTCAGAAAACGACCCTCTGCATAAGGATGAGACCGATCGTGATACTGGTACTCGTCTGACTACACGCGGTAAGGAAACAGAGAATATCGTCTTCGCTAATACCTCTTCGTTAGTTCCTGCTGTTTACGCTAAGAACCCTACGGTAGAGATTACTGCTGACAATGAAGAGTTTGATGAGTTCGTCAAGACTGGCGAGAAGCTCGTTAATGCTCTGTTTCGTATGAAGACTGCACCGGGTGTAAACCTTAAGCCTAAAGCTCGTCGTGCAGTAATTAATACCACGTTGACTAATGAAGCTTGGATGGAGGTTGGCTATATCCATAAAGAGCAGACTAGCGACGAGGCTATTAAGGAACTGGATGTAATTTCTAAAATCCTCCTGAAAGCCAAGAAGCAGAAGGAGATTAAGGAAGCTGAGGGTAAGCTTGAAGCATTAGAGGCTAAGGTTGATTTGCTCAGCCCTAGTTCTCCGTTCGTTAAGTTCAAGGCTCCTTATGATGTGCTAGTCGATACTGATGCAACGATGATGGATGAATGTCGTTGGATGATGTATCGTGACTATGTGCCTACTGACTTGCTGCGAGCACTGTATGGCAAAAAGAAAGAAGAGAGTGACGAGTACGATAGCGTATTCCAGCCGTCGCATGTGATTAAGCTCGATGAAGATAACTTGAATGATGGCGATGATCTTAAGTCGTTCTCGTTCTTAAAGTCGTCAGAAGAAGCTAGCTTTAAGGACTTTGGCTTCGATGATGAGCATTCATTCAAGCGTGCACAGCGTACTGAAGTCTGGTATGTGTGGGATAAGGTAACTCGTCGCGTCTACTTGTTTAATGCCTGCGATTGGAAGTGGCCGCTGTGGGTATGGGATGATCCGTACCAGTATCCCGACTTCTTCCCGTTAGTTCGTCTTAACTTCTATGATGATCCGGTAGGCTTTTATGCTCGTTCTGAGACGATGATGTTCTTAGATCAGCA